AACATTTGATGGTACATACGCAAACTCGTCTAAGAATATGATGTTGTAACTTCCACCCCTTACAGCACTCGCAGAAGTGGAGGAAGCGAGTATTTTAGACCCATTCTCCAATTCTAGAGAACCCTTGTTCCATGACATCACTCCCTGTTGTAACCACTTCGGTAGATGTTCGTATGCAAGTTGCAGTCGTCCTAACAAATCTCTTGCAGTTGCAGCTTTGTTTGCAAGTATCGCTATATTAACACTTGGGTTGAAAAGTGAGTAGTGTAGTAGGTAGGATATCATAGTCGTGGATTTACCAGACTGTCTGGGTAACTTACAGATTGTAAAACGATTTTTATGAAATGTACCCACCATCTCCTTTTGGAAGGGGTACATCTTAAATGGTATTAAACCCTCGTCTAGAGATACAATTCTGACATAGGTTTGTATGAAGTAGAGTGGGTCTTCCATACATCGTGCGTATTCTTGGAGTTGTTTCTTTGTCCACTCCTGTTGAACATTCGCCTTTTTTAGGTTTGGATTACCTAGATATGTGAACTCATTGGTCTGCATGAAAACTGAACCACCCTGTTATTATAGACTTTTCGCCTTCGTAATTTGTAACACCCCTGTGAGTATGTGTCCAAGCTGCAGGCCATATTATTGTTAGTCCTTTTTCACATGGTGTTGTAGTTTTCTGATACCAAAATTCTGTACCAGCGTTATCTAAAGTATTTAGATAAGTCATGAAAGTTAAGTGTCTGTATAAAGATTTACCGATACCACCATTCTCCATGTGCCACTTGTAAAACCCATCACCAGGCATATAGTGTTGTATCTTTATATTATTGTCATTTAGACTGTAAACACCAACCTCATCACAAAACGGATATCTCTCCTTATATAAATTTAAACAATCACTCAAATGGTCTAGGTAATTTGATATTTTTCCAAATTCATTTGGTGGTACATACAAATCTTTACATTTTTTCCACTCTGGGTTTAATCCACGACCACACTCACCATCTACCAATTTATCTTGTTCTGAATTAAGTACGTCAACTACACTATCACACACTTCTTCGGGCATATACCAACCACCGATAAAAGTATTATTGTCTATTTCATATTCTCTCATTCACTTTTTCCTTTTAACATTTTTTGTAGTTCAGCCGTAGAACCAACAAATAATGCGTTGGTAACATTCTTGGGTGCAGAGTTTGGAACTTCTTTGAGTTTTTTCATCTTCTCCTGTAGGTCACCAAGTTTCTCTGTGACCTCTGCAACTTGTTTGATTAGATTACCAGCAACTTCATAACCTCTAGGGTGGTCAGACTCTTTTGCAACATTCAGTATTCCCTGTATTGCATCTTGACCTTTTTCTATTAGATTATAAAAGTTATCTCTTTGATATTTGTAATCTGCATCAACATCATCTAAGTCATCAGATGGTTTGGGTATAGGTTCGCTGACAACAACTTCTTTTGATGTAGGTTCTGAAACTCCTAGAACCTCATTGAGTATGTCATCTGCATCTTTCATAACTAATCATTGGTTGATGTCTTGTCCGTACCAGCTGGTTGAGTTGTATCTCTATCCTTTGCATCTTGAAAGAAAGATACAGTTTCACTAAAACCAAAATCGTCATCAGAGTCGGCAGAAACTGGGTCTGGTGTAACTGTGTATCTCTGTTCTCTCTTTGGTGATTGGTCTTGTAGATTTGCATATTGGTCAACTTGTACAGTTTTGATAACTTTTGCAGAAGTAACAGGGCCGTATAGATAAAACTTTGCTGTAAAAGCGAGTGTATAGATAATGGCTCTTCTATCTGCATAATCACCACGATAACTATCTTCATAACTTATACTGTTAAGAACAATGGGTATATCTCTTTTAACACCCATGTCTGCCATGTCATTTATTGTAAGTGTATAGTCTGGTTGAAAGAAAGGCACTATCTGTTCTATTATCTGTAAAGCATCATCTGAGTTTTTTGCCATTGCATATAGTTCCATGTCTAGGTTATATGGAACAGGCATAAACTGTGAGTCTAATTTATTAGAATCGTCAGAGGCAGTTTTAACTTTCTTAAACTTCTGCACACGATTTAGTTTTCTTGCTGGGTCATATGCAAGGTTCTGTATCTCAAAACCTAATCGTGGTAATGTGATTGCAACCTTTGTATTTAAGTTTGCATCTGCATCTAATCTAGATAACCACTTTTGTTTCGGCCCGTATGCGAGTGGAACTTTCATTGTCTGTGTAACAGTACCACTGTTATTTTTTCTTACTAAATTTATATTATTAAATAGTGTACCAAATGAAATAATGACTTTTCGCATTGTCTCATGGTAAAATTGTTGTCCTAACATTATTTTCCTCCAGCATCACCAAATGGATTTGTTTCTGAGAAATCCAGAACATCATCGTCCAGTTGATCAAATAGTTCATTTTGTGCAGACGTATCTAAGTCTGTAGTCGTTGTACTTGAGTCACCTACTATATAGGTTTCTTGTAACAAGTATTGTTTATCACCACTATCAGCTGCATTTTCAAGTAGTATATTCTCACCAGCAGAAGTGTCTTCATCTTCCATAATAATATTATCACCATCAGTTTCTTCAAGTAATACACCAAAGGTATTGACAGTATCGTTAATTTCAAGTCCCTCATTATAAGTAGAGGATTGTTCTAGTGTAAACTGATATTGTCCAGTATCGGCAGATAGGTCTGACTCTATGTTGTCAAGAACTGTAATACCAGTATCAATCGCTTCTTGACTATACTCATACTGTTTACATCTTAATTTATATACAGGGTTGTTATCTAATTGATGAAAAGGGTCATCATGGTCAACAAAACTAATTTCGATGAGTTTGTTAAGTATAGGTGTAAATATTAAGTCACCCTCTAGTGGTCTGTCTGCATCTGTGGTCACAGTATCATTGATAAGGTAGAACTCACTACCACTTTCTTCAGACAATATAAAAGATGTATTATCATCTTCTAACATAATCTTATCATCTGCATTAGTAGATGAACTATCAGTTCCACTTAGAGTTACAAAACTCTGTGTAATTTGTGTCTCTAGTCTTGATGATGTTGTAGTCTGGTCTATCGTACCAGCTTCTAATTGTATTGAACCACCTGTAGTTCCAGTTCCATCTTCAAGAGTAATTTGACTATCCATTTCTTGAAATCGTTTTTTGTTAACAACAAAGGTTATCTCGTTTCTATTTTCTAATCCAAACTGAGATATTAGTTCTTTTTCACCAGCGTATCCACCAGTTGCATCTTCAACATACATTTCTATGGGGTGTTGTGTGGTAAACTTACTGAGAGAGTTTTCACCCAAAACATTATCTCTTGCAACCAAAGTTCTATCCATGTAGTATACATCATGTCCGTATATCTGTATCGCCTCTTTTATTAGGTCACTATATAGATTTCTTTCTGCTTGTATTGATGCAAGGTTATTTGTTTTGAATATTGCGTTGACAGCCATAACACTATCCCATCATGTATTCTGGTGGTAGTTCAAATGCAAGTTGTATCTGTTCTTCTAATCTGTTGATTTCTTCTTGTGCTTGTGAGTATATCTCTGCACCATTCATCTCAACACCACCAAGTAGTTGTACTCCTTGAAACTTAGAGAGGTTCGCACCCCATTGTCTTTTGATAAGTGCAGTTGTATATCTCTTGAGATAGATATCATCAAAGATGTCTGGATAAGATGCTGGATCTATCTTTCTGTAACACTCTATGATAAGATGTTCGCCCACATCTATATCGTTTGCAAAGTCCATATCCAGATATAATCTGTTCTGGTGTTGATTAAAACGTACTGGTTTCTCTCCTACCAATATGTGTGATAGAAAGTCCAGTTGTTGCATTGTCATTTGATATTGTAGAATAGATGTTGATGAAAAGTCATACAGGTCATTAAGTCTAAGTTGATAACGAATATCAAACATATTATTTGTGTTCGCATCATCAAATGGAAATATTTGTAAAACCGACACAACAGCAGGAGGCATGGGTATAAAGTTCTTACCCTCTAGAAATGTTGCAGATATAGTTCCGTCTTTTGTATCTGTTGCAGTTGTTGAGTCGTTTGTTGCGGCTCTGTCAATATCATCCTGTGTCATTTTGTATTTTAAATACATCTTCTCAACACCATCATAGTGGTATTGTGCAAAGTACTGTAGTGCCTCATCTATTCTATCGTCTACTTGTGCATCTGATACATTGATATCAATAACACCAAACCCAAGATTGCGTAAACAGTAATCTTTAAAAGTAGACCTAGTTGTAGGTATCGCCATTTAAATAGTCCTTATGAGTGATCATTATCAAACTGGAATGTATTCCATCCTACACCAGATAGTGTTATTCCATGTGATGCAAGAACTAATAAAACATCTGAGGTTGCATCTTCAAGTAGTATTCTATCGTTTTCATTTACAGATGTGTTCTGTACTATGTTATCACCAGCGTTTGCAGAACCATCTGTACTATTTAGTATCAATCCATCTAAAAGTTCTATTGTTCCTGTCTTATCTGGTAATGCGACTGTTCTGTCAGCAGTAGGTTCATCTATACTAAAAGTTGTTTCATTTGAATCTGCTGTTGCACCTTCAAATACAAATGCTTCTGTAACATTTATCACCTGTTGATTTGTGGTTACAGTCGTTCCAGAAACAGTCAAGTCACCAGATATACTAACAGCACCAGCGACTGTGAGAGTACCACTTGCAAGTGTCATCAAGTCGGTGTCATCAGTATGACCTATCGTAGTTCCGTTTATTATCACATTATCTACTGTGAGTGTCGTGAGTGTTCCAACTGACGTAAGACTTGATGCAGTTATACCACTCGCAAGTGTCGAACCAGATAAGTCTGTACCTTGTACTGTTGGTGTTCCAAACTCAACCGCTGTTCCACCACTATTAACTTTAAGTGCTTGACCAGCAGTTCCTATTGTGAGTGCGACACCCAGACCTCCGTTACTAAGTGCAACTGTATCTGATGCTTGAAATTCTGCAAGACCTGTCGCAACATTACTTGCGTTAAAAACTGCTTTAATTGGAGCTGCATCTGCCATATCTTATTATCCTTTAAAAACTAAACAATTCTGGGTTAGAGTCTTCTAATGCAGTTCCATCTGACAATGTAAATGAACCAGCATCAGTGAAAACATAACTAAGACCCTTTGATTGAAATTTAAATGTTGCGTTTGCAGTTGATGTTCCACCAGCTCTACTGAAAAACTCAACATCAATTGATGTCTTACCATTTGTTCCTGCTTTTGCAATTGTGTCTGAACCGACCTTAGAATTTGTTGGGAGTGTAACTCCATCTGAGGAGATTGATACTACACCAGAACCATCAGAAGAAATGGTTGCACCACCTAAGTCGATTGTTTGTCCAGATAAAAACAACTCTTTGAATCTTTTACTTGAAGATCCCAAGTTTCTTACATTGTTTTGATCTGGTATGATATCCTCTGTAACACTACCCAAGTTAAGAGAACCAAAAGTATCATCTTGTAAACTGATGTGGCCCCCAGTATCAGTTCCATCTGCATCAGTACCATCTAGTAGTATCTTTGCATTTTCAGTTCCCTCTTGAATTATTGCTTCCGTAACAGGGGAAATACCATCAAACTTACCTGTCGTTGTGTTAAACCTTAAAACATTATTATTTACCAATGCAGTATCAGTATCAACATCATCCATGTCTTGTATCTTAACTGCACCACTACCACTATTACCATCATATGCATTTTGTTTTGCTTCAAGGTTGCGTTGCATCATAGTCCTAAACTGTTCAAACTCCTTGCGTAGTCTAGTAATACTGTCCTCTGGTTGTGCAACTTTTCTTTGTAATGATGTTTGATCTGGAGTAAGCAAACTATCTTTGATAGAGTTTGGAAAACTCTGTTCACTCATATCTACTGGTTTCTCTTCTGGTGGGAGATTACTAATGTCTTCTAAGAAACTGGACATGAACTTCTGTTCATCTACAGAAATCATGGCCTTCTTAATTGTTCTAGATTTTTTGGGTTGTTCTACTTTCTTCTCTACAAAAACTTCTTCTATAGGACTAACAACTTCCTCTACAATCTCTTCCTCGACAGGTTCAGCCAAAGGTATATCTGTTAGAG